GGGGGAATGTTTGAGAAATTGGGTTTGAGCCTGGTTTGCTCTAGGCTCATATGTCACCACATGCCCCACAGCCGCTGCTGAGGTTGAGACCAACTCCTTCATGCCATCAAGAGGGTTCCCCATATTACTGAGGAGCTCCCTGGTGTGCATAGCTAGGCTCAAGCATATAGCTGTGGAGGCCAGATTGTTGACGAGGGTGGTTTCGGGGCATCCGCTGCCCTGAAATATGTGCAAAGGTTGCACGACCAACTTCTCATCTCTATTGGCTGGGTTGACTATGAGCATTTTGGCTCGAAGGCGTGCAAGATTATTGGCCATGATGTGTCTAAAGCCAAAATGCCCTGCAAAAGTGCAAAGCTGGTAAAACATAGCGAATGTGTTGCCAGCATCACAGGCAGATATGTCAAGGTCAGCAAAGATGACATTATTGCCTTGCCTGTAGATCATTGTGATGTCATCAGAGAACAGTTTGAAGAAAAAGCCGTCCCCTATGAAATCTGGGTCGATAGTGTGTGCAGTGTCGAGTGACTTCACTATCTCAATGTAGCATGCAAAACCAATCTCAGCTGAGAAATTGTGCACACCAGACAGACAGCTCTTGAGCCCATCAAAAGCCCAGCCCATCTGAATTATGGAAGACCCATAAGACACGAAAAGACGTGCGTGCTTGCCTGGCTTGGCTGACTCATTCTTTATCTTCACCTCAATAGCATCGATAATTGCCTCTTGATAAGCATGACCAAGATTTGCCTGAATCTGATTATAATATCGGATGTAAAGGGCCTTTTTGGGATGATCTTTAGTCACGTATCTGAGTCGAGCTAGTCCACACAAAACTTGGTATTTAGGAAGGTTCCAAGCGTAAGCCTTTGTTTTATGCCACCACTTCTGACACTTGAGCTTTGTCTTGCTGCCCCATGATGCTTCGTTGGCGAGATTTTCCATTATGGCACAAACCCTCTCTTGGATAGAACTGGGAGATTTCCCTTCCCTCATGTCTTCTAGAAGCTCAGGGTTGTTGCTAACGTAATTGAGGTATTGAAGGTCTGGCTCTTGAGGAATGAGGAAAGACTGGTTTAACCTCAAGCGATCCTCATCTGGACGAGCTTGATGGAGGCGATACAAGGCTGCCTCAAGTGTTGATGGCTGTTTATCCAACTGCAAGAAATGGCTTGAGCCCTGTATCCCACACATGACTGTTCTATACCACCTGGGGTTAAGGGTGTCTCGGGTGGTGAATTGGCCATGCATTGAGCCCGTTTTGCCAGCATTGCTTGCAGCTAGAGAGGTAGCCTCCTTGAATTGGAAGCCGGGGGATTTGTAGAGAGTCCACTGTTTATTATCAGTCTGGTTCAGAGGGTTAGGATCTGAAACTGCATAAACTCGATGAAATGCCCCTAGATCGTATGGAAGACCTAAACTATGAACTAAATCCATAGAATCTAGACCTGCTGGATCTGAGTAAGTGGCACACTCTGTGTTTTTAAAATAGCTAGCAAAAGTCAGGTTTTTGCTAACCATAACAGCTGAACTCAATATAAAAGCTTGGCTAATGCAATAGTTCACAGTGCCAAC